AGCACCAAAGGCTACGCGAAGTAAAACAATGTGGAAGTGGATCAGGAATCTGTTTGGCAAGAAGTCCGCGACTGGCCCAGCGCCAGCCTCGCCGAGCTTGCCATTAGAATCCACAACCGTCTCCACACCCGCAGTCAGCAAAGCCTACGACGAACGCAGGCTCAACACTCCGAACAAAAGCGGCAGACCCATCACGCCATCAATGATCGTCCTGCACCATACCAGCGGGAGCTATAACGGCTCCGTCTCTTGGTGCATGAACCCCGCCAGCAAAGTGAGTTACCACGTCATCATCGCCCGCAACGGCAACCGCACCGTCCTCGCCAACGACACGGCCCGCTGCTGGCATGCAGGTCTGTCGAGCTGGCAAGGCGTGCCGGACTGCAACAGCTATTCCCTCGGTGTAGCGTGGGACGGCGACACCTACAGCGACCCGCTCGGCGAGGCAGCGATGGACAGCGCCATCCAATACATCATCCCGCGCATGAAGAAGTGGCACATCCCCATGTCCCGCATCGTCACGCACCAGCAAATCGCGCCCAACCGCAAGAACGACATCTCCCCGGGTGACGCGGCAAGATTTAAGAGCCGCCTCAAAGCCTCCCTCTCTCAACTCTAAACCCTCAACTTTCAACTACCCAATGGCCAAAACCATCACCCAACTACCAGACGCCACGACAGTCGGAGAGTCCGATGAAATGATCGTGCAGCAAAGCGGCATTACCAAACGCGCCAGCATTGCCGAACTAAAAGCCCAAGTCGCTACACTCGGCGCCAGAGACATCACCGTCAGCGGAGCCGCCCGCTCGATTACCAACACAGGCAACTTTGCGCTGTCGTTTGGGACGAATAATACGGAGCGGGTGAGGATTGATAATGGCGGGAATGTGTTAATTGGGACAAACAATTCAACGCTGGGAAAGCTACAAGTAGAAGGCGGCCGATCAATCTTCGCTGCATTAAGTGAGCCGTATTCGGTTGGCGCTAAATTTAGCGCGGCTGGCGGTGCCGTCTATTTCGGCGCGGCGAGCGCATCAGCCACCCCAGACGTTGTTATTTCCGCTTCGGGCGGCACAGAGTTAATGAGGTTGACCGACAGCGGGAATGTGGGGATTGGGACGGCATCGCCCAACGGGGCAGCCGTATTGGACGTGTCCAGCACAACGCGGGGCTTCCTCCCGCCGCGCATGACAACAACCCAGCGCAATGCCATCACCACACCTCCAGCGGGACTCATGGTCTACAACACGACAACCAACAAGCTCAACTTCTACAACGGCACCGCTTGGGAGGCCGTGACCAGCGCCTAACCGATGCCTCTCGAAAGTCCAGTGCAACGCGATAGTGACGCCGGTTTTGTCGGCTACGCTTCGCGTCTTAATCCGATCACGCTTCCGGCTGGTGTGCTGCAAGCCTCGGAGAACATGCGCTTGGATCGCGGCGTTGCCGTGACTCGCAGGGGCGCCAAACGGATGGCCAGCGGTGTGGCGCCGCTCAATTCCCCGCTCACCGTGCCCTTCAACTTGGCGGTGGTCGAGGGTGTCAACGATCCGGTCGTCAAGTCCGTCTACGATGGCGGCGTGTTCGCATCGGCGGTGGTCCGCTCGCCTGACTCCGTCAATAGCTTTGAGCTAGTGGTGCTCGCCGCACCTGCCGAAGCCTATCTGCAAATCTTTGATTCAGTCAGCGGATTCAGCGCCCAGTGGGGCAGCGGCCCAATCTTGGCGACCAACTCGCCAGACCCCGACGAGGAGATTGTGACCAACGCTGGTGAGGAAATTCTGTCCACCCTCTTGCCCGACACGATAACGTATCCGGCGGGCGAGACGATTGAGACAACGGACAAGGTGAGTATGGTGCAGGCGTTTAACCGTCTCTATCTTCTGCGCGAGGCCAGCACGAACAAGGAAGGCTGGCAATCCAAGGGCGTCACGGCTGGCGGGATCACGGTGGGCGGCACCACGGCCACGGTGAATCTTACGGGCCACGGCTACAGCGCCAACATGCGCGTGCGTATTCAGGGAAGTAGTGTGGCGGCTTTTAACGGAGTGGAATACGACATCGCCACGGCGGCAACGGACACTTTCACAATTACGGTGCCAAGCGGAACCGCGCAGGACACCACCACCACCGGCCGCACGGTTCGCCGCGTCAAGGCGCCGCTGTATTGGGACTTGCAGCCAGACACCGACTTTGTCCGCAGCCCCGGCGGCGTGCCTGCGGTTGGTTCCACTTACAAGTCGCTGCCCTCGGTGCCGTGGGCGGTCTACACCAACAACCGGCTGGTGGTGCCAAGCGGGCGCGACGGCGTTATGCTCTCGGACTGGCTGGACCCCGAAGTGTATGACCAATTCTGGCAGTCGTTCCGCGCCAACCAAGGCAGCAACGACTACTTGGTCGCCGTGCAGCCGTGGGTGGAGGGCAAGTTCTTGGTCTTTATGCGCAAGTCGATATGGCTGGCGACCGTCAACCAGTTTGCCTCCACGGACGGCGCTGGCACCGCGATCGACACGCCGCTCTCCAAGCTGGAGCTGCTGACCGATGAGGTCGGGTGCCTTGCCCGCAAGACCGTCGCCGTGGCCGGTCAGTATGTTTTCTTCCTCTCAGACGCTGGTGTCTATCGCCTCGACGCCCGCCTTGATCTGCAACTGCGCGGCGACACCAAGCCGCTCAGTGACCCGATTGCCGACCAGTTTGAGCAGTTAGATCCGGCTGCCTCCGAGAACGCTGTCGGCGTCTGGCACGACAACCGCTATTGGCTCGCCGTTCCGCAAACCGCAGAAACAAATCCCCGCGCGTGGCTCTTTATTTGGTCAGCACTCAACGACCAGTGGGAGACCCGCGACGACTACGGCTTCGGCATTGATGACCTCTTGATCGTCACCGCAGGCAGCCGCCGCCGCGTCATGGCAACCAGCCAAGCGGGCACCATTATGATGCTCGACGAAGTGGAGGCTGGAGATGACGCGCCCAACCCATCCATCACCGGATATGTCGGCACGGTGTCAGGGCGCATTGTCACGCGCCGCTACGGCATGAACAGCATGCACAACAAGCGGTTCCTGCGCTCGCTCTCGGATGTGGTCTTACCGGACACCGCCAGCATCACGGTCAAGGCTCGCCTGACCAATCCCGATGCGGAGATAACGCTGGTGCCGGGGCAGACGAATCTAAGCGGTCTTAGCGAAGACTACACACTCAAGCAGCCGATCCGTCAAAAGGCGCATTACTGCGAGCTTGAATTTCTAACTACGGCCAACCGGCCGGAAATCCGCAACGTCTCAATCGAGGCAGCAGGCCCGAGCAACCCGCCGACCGAGACCAGAAACGCAGCTTAACAACTAACGAACAAAATCATGGCAACAGTAAACGTAACATCGGGATATAATTGGACATCAGGCGAAACCGTCACTCCGACCAAGTTGAATCTCGCGGCCACACCAACCGTTACCGTGACTGATGCGATTCCAGACGCGACCTCAACAACGACCGGCGTAACCAATGCCAAACTTCGTCATTCGGCTGCGCTTTCTGTCGTTGGACGCAGCGCCGACTCAGCGGGCGCCCCAGCCGACATTGCCGCCGCAGCCGATGGGGAAGTGTTTCGACGCAGCGGAACGGCTGTCGGCTTTGGCCAAGTGGCCACAGCGGGCATCGCCGACGATGCCGTGACCAACGACAAGCTCTCCCTCGCCGCCAACGCCGGTGAAATCAAAAAGGCGCTCAACGCCGACAACTCGCCGCCAATCTATGCGTGCAGGGCGTGGGTAAACTTCGACGGCACAACGGCAGACAACCTCGCTGGCACCTACTCGCGCAACGGAACAGATGTCATCGTCACAGCCACGGCGCACGGGCTGATCGTCGGCAATGTGGTTCGCTTGGATTTTACCGGAGGAACGCCAACCGCAGCGGCGGATAACACTTATACGGTCACGCAGGTAGACGATGCCAACAACTTCCGTGTCACAACAGCCGCCACCGGAACAAGCTCTGGGGGGACTGTGACGATTCTGCGCCGATTGATTAGGGCCGCAGGTAACGTGGGTAGCGTCACTTACCTAAACGCAACCGGAAACCATGTCATAAATTTTAGCACGGCCATGCCAGACGCCAACTACTCATGGGTGTTCGGCGGCAACGCCCCACAGACATTTGGCGATTCGGCACCGGCTCCGACCGCGCAAGCCATTTACATATACACACGAGATTCGGCAGGCGCTGCAGCGCCCAGCGATATAGTATGCGCTGCCATCTTCCGATGACCCCATGGCAAAAGGCAAAACAATGGCAAGAAGGCAACGATGCCACGGCAACTTTCGAGGAGCTGCTGGGGTGGCACTTGTCGAACGGTCTCATTCACGCCACGCCGGAAGTTTTTCTGCTGGCGTCGGAGGCGCGGTGGAACGCGGAGGAAAAGCGGTTTGAGAGCGGCGCACCTAACTGCTGGTTCGTGCGCTTGGCTGCTGCTGCTAATCGCACAAACCCTGTGCGCGAGTTTATGCGTGTGGCGACACGGCCGCAGCAATACGCGGCGTGGTGCCGCAGAGGAATTTTTGAACCAAGGGTATACGACTGGAATAAGTTAACAAAGAAAGTAGGAGGATAAAATTATGGGCGGATCAACACCAAGCGTGAGCATGTCAACACCGCAGCCAGCGGCGCCAGCGCCGCTTGACTATGGGGCAATGTATCGCGCTGCGCGGAAATACGGCAAGCTGATGCTCGGCGACCAAATGGATGCAGCACTTAGTCTCTATCCGCAGATGACCAACTTGCAGTTCGGCACGGCCGACGAAATGGCTCGCCGGTTGGACAACGACTACTTCAAGCGCGCAAGCGGAGTGATCGGCGACGAGTTGCAAGCGGCCAGCGCGCCTAACCAGATCGAGGCAGAACTCCAGCGCCAAGCGCAGGAGGAGCTGGCCCTTGGTCGCTCGCTCTCACCGGAGCAGGAGCGCGCAGCACAGCAGTCGGCCCGCGCCGCCTTCGCCGCTCGCGGTCTCGGCACCAGCGCCGGATCGTCTGCCGCTGAAATCCTCAACCGAGACGCCGCCGCACAGCAGCGTCTCGACCAGCGCCGCCAGTTCGCTCTCGGAGCCAACCAGATTGACCTCGCCCGCCGTCAGCGGCGCATTGGCTTGGCCGGTGCTTACGGAGACATGGACCCGTATCGTCAGGGGTTGAATGCGGCGTTCCAGCTTGGAGGCGCAACGCTGGATCGCTCGACCAATATGGCGAGCAATGCGTTCAACAACTCGCTGCAAACTGCCGGAAACGTCGAGACATTCAACCGGAATATGCAGGCATCCCAATACAATAGCTGGATGAATAACAATGCGGCGGTGCAGGCGGCGAATATGCAGTCAGGCGCCATGGGGCAGTCGGGCATGATGGGGATGTTTGGTGGGATCGGCAGCGGTGCCCTCACCGGAGTCGGGTTGGCTCTCTAATATGGACAAACTTGTCGCAGACACTTGCCGCAAGGCGGAACGCTGGCTCAACGAGTTCAGCGCGCCGTGCGTGCTATGGAGCGGCGGCAAGGACAGCAACGCCATGCTGCATATTCTGCTGCACAAGGTCGGCGTTAAGTTGCCATGCGTGCAATACCGCGACCCTTGGTTCCGTGACCGCTATGAACTGGCTGACGCACTGACCCGCGCATGGGATCTCGACGTGCATGACTACCCGCCAAGCCGGGTCGCCCTGACTGACGGGACATCGCCGGACGGCAAGCATCAGATCGACTTCCTAAAGTATCAGCAATGGGGGCAGCAGACGGCGCTCATCATCTCGATAGGCTCGCAGCCCCCGGTCGATGGCAAGCCATGGCGCTGCGGTCTGGACGCATTGCAGCGTCCCTTGGGCGCTTTTGCTTGGCCTTGGGACGCCTGCTTCCATGGCCAGAAGTCGGCCGACGTTGACCCGATCAAGGGGTTGCTTCCCCTGTCGGTTGACGTTCAACGCATCGCTGACGCGCCAACGCAGCTCTACCTCATGCGGGACTGGAGCGATGAGGATGTGTGGCGATACCTAGAGGCAGAGGGCATCCCGAATGATGAGACGCGCTACGGCCGGGACGACACCGGATCTTGGAGCCACCTCGCCGACAAGTCGCGCAACGCCGACTACCCGCATGTCTGCACACGCTGCATCAGTCGCGCCGAGACCAATACGGTCTGGTGCCCCAAGCTGAACGCGCAGGTCAACAACATCTCGGCGCATCTTCCTTACGAGGATCACGCCAACTCAGCGCAGGGCTTTGAGCATCGGTCGCAGAACGTGTCCGGACGACCAATAACACGAATCATCGACGGCCGCGTAGCGGCTTAACAACGAAGGAGAACAAAACTATGTTTGCTTATAACCCGAAAGAAAACGACCAAAGCGGCCGCATCATCGCCCAAGGCATGATCGGCGCCGCGCAAACCAACGCCCAGTCCATGGGACAAATGGGCCAAGATATCGGGGGCGCGCTGGCGTCCATCGGCGGCATGTATGGCGAGGCCAGAGAGAAGCGCGCTGATGGCGAATCGGCATTCGGCGCCTTGCAGCAAATGGCGAAGATGTATCCGAGCATGAACAAAATGGTCAAGGGGCTAGAGCAGCTTGATGACCGCACGCGCGGAATGGCAGCATCCCAAGTGCTGGGCAACTTTGGCGCGCTGTCGCAGTTTGCTGTTGCCAATATGTACAACCAGACACGGCAAAATTCGCCGTTTGCCACCGCCGGACTAAAGGGCGCCGCGCTTGTCGCCGGTGGAGAAGGCACTGTGATGCTCCCCGAAGAGCCGCTTCCCGTGATGGACGGCTCACAGCTAGCGCCGAGTCAGCCAAGCCAGCCCAGTCCTGACGCGATGAGCGCGGCAACCGCTTGGTACAACCAAAGCAACCGCGGGATGATGCAGACAGGAACTATGCGTCCATTCTACCGCTAAAAATCATGGAACCTCTAAAAGACGAGTTTGGCAACCCCATCGGAACACCTGTTCCAGTGGACCCGCAGGACGATCCGATGCCCATGAACACGCTGCAGGAGGTCGGGGGCATGGACATGGTCGGAAACGACGAAACGCTTCCGCCGATTGATGACCAGATGCTGCCGCCGGTGACCATTCCGGCGACTGGATCACGATACGATCTGACAAGGCTCGACGGCGTGCAGACCGCGGAGCAGTTTAACTCGCTCACCGACGCGCAGAAGGAGCTGTTTTACCTTCGCCACATTGACAACGTCGAGATGACGCCAAAGGGCGCGGCCGATTACATCTTGAAGCGCAACGAGCAGAAGCAGCAGCAGAGGGCGCCACTGTACCAAATCAGGCTGCGCGAAGCAGAGGCGAGGGTGATTGCCGCCGAGCGCGCAGGCAGCGGCCAGCAATACTTTGACAACGGATGGGAGCGCTACAAAGACCCAGAGACCGGTGAGATGAAAATGCGCATCATGTCTGGCAGTCCAGCAGAGAAAGCGCTTATTAGCTCGTCGCAGATCCGAAGCAACACAGCGCAAACTGTTCTTTCCGCGCTGGACGAAGCGGAGGCGCTGGTGGACTCGTTCGGTGCGACAGGCATCATCGGCCAAGTAACTCAGGGCATTGATGGGCTTCCGGCAGGCGTCCTTCGCTCCAAGCTAGACTTGGCGAGGGACAACAACGCCATCGACAAGCTGCTGGAGATAAAAGCGTCCGGCGGAACAATGGGCGCACTCAACCAGAGCGAGCTTGAACTGCTCAAAAATATTCAAGGCACGCTTCGCGTGGGTCTACCCGCCGACGTCCTCAAGCCCCAGATTCAAAGCGTGCGCGCCATGTGGAAGAACGTGTTGAGCAAGATGAGCGAGCAGGACATGCAGGCCATTGATGCTCCGGCGCAAGCGGCCAAGACCGGCGAGACCAAAAAAGCTCTCGGCAAAACTATCTACAAGTATTCAGACGGAAGCTGGCGCGGCCAGTAATTCATTGTGACCGAATCCTACCTCACCGACGACGACGTCTCGGCGCTGGAGGTTCTCGAAGCTGGCGGTGATTTGACCGACGATCAGGTCGGTCGCCTGCAGGCATTGGAGAACAATCCATTCTTTGCCGAGACAATCCAACAGTCCGAAGCCAATAGCCGCCGCTTTGCCGGTGCTGGCTTCGGACCTGACGGCTTTGTCATGTCAGATGCGTCGAGTCCGATGGTGCAGGCGCAGCCTGATCCGGTGCCGCCGACCGGAGGTCCGGTGCGTGATGATAAACCGGCGCAGCAGGCACAGAATGCGCAGCCAGACGACGGCATGCGCTTCGATCTTGTTACACCGCCGCCAATCGACGCGGTCGAGATGGAGACGAACATCCGAGGACCGCGCCTTGGTGCAATGGGTCCGGTAAGCGAGGCCGGTGACTTCTACCGCGACGATGAGGAGCTGCTAGAGGCAATTAAGTCTGCCTCTGCAAGGGGAATTGTTCTTACGCGCGAAGAGTTTCAAACCGGCCAAGAGCTGGAGGAACGAATCGGAGACAGCATCGGCAACCTAAAGACCGGCGCCGGAAACATTCTTTCCGGTCTGTGGGAGATAGCCAAGGGCGCTGCTGTCGAGCAGGGCGCATCTGCTTCAGCCGCCATCGGTCGTGCGCTCTCAAGCGCAGCTTTCGATCCGGCCAACGCTGGCAAGATTTTGGCAGATGGCGTCAAAGAGGCGTCCAACCGCGCAGTGCAGGGCGAGGTGACAAAGGTCGAGGGAGCGCGCAAAGCGTACATCGGCGTGCGCCAGCTTTGGAGCTGGATGGAGGGAACGATCGAAAACATCGAGATTGATGACGAACGACGCCAATCCGTCCGCAATGATTTGATCAAAAACGGCGCCTTCGGTCAGGACAACGTGGCCAACGCGCAGCTCCTTGAAGCCGAGGTCACCAAACGCAAAGAGCAGGGTCTGGCGCCGTTTGCCCCGACCGACAAGACCGCGGAGTACGACATCAAGTATCGTCGCTACTGGGAGAACGAGAAACTCAACCGAGCGTATACCGGACAGAACCAATACATTCTCGACGGCAATGTTGTCGATGAAGCGCCAGACATTGCGCTTGGCCAGCAGATTGCGGTTACCAACCCTATTACCGGAGACAGCGTTAAGGCGCTGCCCTACACGTCCATGCTCTACGGTATGGCGATGCAGCCGGATACTTATGTAGGCTTTGGTGCTGGTTACTTTTCCAAGCTGCGTGTCATGTCGCGCGCGGCAGCGGCATCTCGTCCGCTCTTTGGCGGCATCGAGGTGACCGCGGCCAAGGCCGCAGAGGCGGCGAAGATGGGGCGCGACGCGCAGAAGTTTCTCCGCAACTCTACCATTGCCTCTGGCGGACTTTTCACGACCGGCGCCGGTCTGTATCTCAACGACAACACCGGAACGCTTGGCAAAGGTCTCATGTTCTTCGGAGGCATTCTGCCAGCCATGCGCGCTTCAGGCTATGTTCTCAAGCGCGTCCCTGTGGCCAACCGCTTCCTCGAAGCCGGAGGTATCCTTCGCCCGCAAGCGCTGCGCATCATCGCCGAAGAGTCCAAGGCGGGACCGCTCGGCGCCGGTGGCGCTGCCAACACTCCAGCCACGCAAGCCGCCGCCATCCGCGCTGCGCGTCCAGAATCGGCAGCGCGTCTGGCTGCATCTGGCGAAGTGCCGCAGCGCTATGCGCGCTTCATGGGTACCAAGCGCACAAGGCAGGGCGACCTTAAGATACAGGCTGCCGGTCAGCGCGGCTTCGACAGCACGCTCAAGCGCGTCGCGCAAAACCCAGAGAATCCGGCCAGCGTGCGGCGCGCGGCCAGAACGGCCGACGAGCTGGGACTGACGCAGGCATTCCGCGCCACAGACGATGCGCTCGGTGGTGCCATTGCCGGTGTGGTCGGCTCCGCTCCTTTCGCCGCCATAGCCCCCGACGACCAGACGGCCGGTGGCATTCTCGCGGCGGGAGCATCGCTCGGCGCCGCCGGTGGAATGGTCAGCAGCTTCACGTCGTTCCGCGGCGATGCGGTGGACGCGGACATCGCGCGCTTCATGGCCGACACCGATGCGCTCGGTGGAGACACCAAGGCGCTCTTCCAGATGCCGCACAAGCAGCTCGCCGCGATGTCTTCGCTGCAAGGCACCGCGTCGAACAAGGGCGTGGACGTCGTCGCGCTGCGCACCGAGGACTACAACCGCATGGTGCCGGAGGCCATCGGCTCGCAGGGATATTTCTCGGCGCCGACCGCTAAGGACGGCTCTAAGGCAGGGCGCCAGCGCATCTTTGTCGATCTCGGACACAGCAGCCTCGAAGAAGGCACCGCGCGCATCACGCAGGCGCCGGACGGCATGTACGAGCTGACGGTAACCCGCAAAGACGGCTCCGTAGCCTATCCCCTGCCCGCCGCGGATGGCAGCCAGCCAGTCATCCGTCGCAAGAGCGCCAACGACTTTACGGTCAAGGACGGTGATCCTGTCAGCCCTTACTTCCCGCTCAACCGTCAGCCGCCGCGGATTGTCACTGCCTCGCATGAGTTCATGCACGCGCTGATGAAGAGCGACATGTTTGGAGGCGACCATCAACCCGCCCTGCGCGGACTGATCTACGAGCAATACAAGCCGGACACGATCCAGAGCATGGCGCGCGAGTATGCGCAGCGCCTCGTAGACGCGCAGATCAACAACGGCCGCGTCCCGAAGCCAGTTAACGACGAGGCTAAGACCAAGATGATCGATGACATGGTGACCGAGCTGGACGACGCATCGGTGGCCAGCACCGGCGACCGCCGCGCATGGATTGCCGACGAGATCGTCGCCGAGACGTGGCAGGACATCGCGCAGGGCATTGACATCAACCGCATCCGGCAGGGCAAGAGCGCTGACGGCCGCGTAGTGGACGCCGCACGCAGCGCCATGATCGTCACGACCCGCGCGCTAGAGACCTTCGGCATGAAGTTTGACTGGGCGACCGGCAAGCCGCTGACCAATCCCAGCACCGTCTTCCGCGACAACCCGCTGGCGACCACACCCCTGCTGCGCAAGCGCATCCTTGAATCTGTCCGCAACTACGACCGCTACCTGACGCTCCTCGAAGACGCGGGCGCTGTGGAGTCCAAGGGCGCTCCCCTCCCCCGCTCCGGCCGCGCCGAGGACTGGCTCGCCGAAGGCACGATGCGCGCACACCGCAAGGCGGACGGCACGATGGAGAACGACGTGATGACCGTCGATCCAGACGGACAGGTGCGGTGGAAGATGCAGGACCAGATCGACAACGAATACAAGAGCCGCGCGACCGCGGTGTCCGATCTTCTCAAGCGCCTTGGCACCAAGCTGGTGGACGACAACGACCCGACCTTCGGCCTGCGCCGCGCCGGTGTCGGTCGCACGATCTACAGCGGCGCCGAGCTGCCCATGAGCGATAGTCCGCTTGGCTACCCGCCGGTGCTGGCTGCGTTTCCTGAGCACTACCGCACGATGTACAAGGACGCCGTGGATTCTGGGCGCGCCGGTGAGCTGGTGCGTTTTAGCAACAACACAGTCGGCACGCGCAGCGATAGCGGCGGCGCCTATCAACTAAGCAAGCTCATCAGCAGCGGATACGCCAAGCAGAGCGAGGGACTTTTTTACGGCATCTCGATCACAAAGTCCGGCGGTCACATGAACATGCAGTTTGTGGACATGAACGCCTTCAAGGCGTCCGCCCTGCGCGCCATTAACGACGGCAAGATTTCGTTCTTCAACAACGACTACAAGGAAGTTGTCCGCGGTCTCAAGCAGCTCATGGACAACTACCGCAACAAGCGGGACGGCTCGTACATGATCGGCGAGGAGGGCAAGGACATCCTGAATGGCTTGCTCTACGGCAAGAGCAGCGAGAATAAAGGATGGGGCGCCAAGCTCAACGCGCGCGGCAGCATCCGCACCTACCGCATGGACCGGATGAACTGGATCGAGCGCACCGGCGAAGACGGCTACTTCTTCGACAACGACCGCGCGAAGAACAACCGGATGCCGGAGACTGAGCCGGTTGATGGACAGGCGAAGGCGCAAGCGCAGTTCATGCCCGACGCCGCGCCGATTCTTGAAAACTTTGACAGTGCAAACGAAGTGACCGGCGGAACTCTTCGTCCGGTTCTCGACCAGCCAGAAAACGCGCCGATTGTCGGTCGCATCACTCCGGCGCAGGAGGAATCAATCAAAGAGCTGGACGAGTATTACCGCAAGGTCACCCCGCAGCGCATCAAAGAGCTGCGCAACGACGCCATCGATTCGCTGGCCAATCGCCTGATCAACAAAGGCATCCCTGTGGCCGAAGCCCGCGGGCTGGCGACTGAGACCTACAAGAAGATCAAGGGCCGCGTGGCCGGTGCGTCGCAGGTTATCAGTGGCATGGGTCTATCGGATCTATCGCGCATGGCGGGAACAGGCCGACCAGCCGTCACGACCCGCAAGGGCATCAGTCCTAATTGGCTGACCTCAGCCTTTGAGGCGTTCGATAGCGACAACGACCTTGCGCTGATGAAAGCACAGCAAGTTGCCGCACAGCTTAACAAGAAACAACAGGCAGACGTGGCGGCTGGCAAGGATGTGGCCGCAGCTAGGGCAAGCAAGGTCAGGGCATCGACAATTGATCAGGGCATGCAGTTTGTGATCGGCGAGAGGACAGCCGACCAAAAAGCCTTTGGCTCCTCACTACGAGAAGATCCGGCCGCGCCGCCGCGGGTGTATGCCTCAGTGGCTGAAGGCCAAAAGTTTGGCGGACAGGGCAATTACAACGTGTTTTTTGAGTGGAAGAAAACAGCGCCTATCGTGGCCACCTCGCACCACCACTATGGCGTTGGCAACGGACTTACAGGTATTCATGCATCTGCCGATGTTGGCGACAAGAACGCGCGCTCTTTTGGAAGCCCCCAAACCGAAACATACGACACGCTTCCCAGCGGCAAGAAGGTGCTCAACACGCGCCTTCTTGTCGGCAACGCTGGCATTGATGACATCCGCACCCACCAGCTCATGGTTGCCATACCAGAAAGCGGAATTTCTTCCTTCCGCTCTGTCTACAAAAAGGGAGGCTTCTCGGCCATTAGGCCCGAAATGGACAAGGTTGCTATAAGCCAGCTTGTTGGCAGCGTCCCGCGCGGAAAGAAAAAAGCGTATACAAGCTCTGGAGGAGTTAGGCCTGTCGCCGCATCACAAAGCAACCGCACCGAAGCCTACGTCCTCAACCCTGACCTCAAGAACGTCGCCAGCATTACCATCGTCAGCAACTCCCCCAAGGAGACTGCGCTCATCAAAAAGAATCTCGCCAAGGCTTTCGAGAACAACGGCTCCTCGATGCCCAAGATCAAAGTGGTCAGCGCGGAGAGCGGTCCCAGCGGCAACCGCGGGCGCAGCAAGATCACCGACGAGTTCTTCAACCTCACCGGCAAGGTGGTCTACGGCGCCATGCTCGGCGGATTGGCCGCGTCGCAAACAGACGACAATCGGTAGCAATCCGAAAGCCGCCGGTTGTAAAACCGTCAAAAACGGCACTGCCAGATACACTGCCAGAGTGACCGCCAACCCGCATGGATGCTGGGTCCGCAGATGATTACAAATCAGGTGCTCTACCACTGAGCTATACCGGCGACTCTCAAATTCCTGCGTAGATAAGCGTCCGTCGTCGTCCAAAATTGTCCCGCGTGACCACCCTCGCTGCCGGACGATCCGCCTAAGTGCTGCCGGATCTTGAGGCACTCCGGCAGTGCATGCTTGCACTGTGAATTTTGCCATGTCATGAGTGCGGCGTGGAAACCACGCACACGATCAAAAGCAGCGCTCTCACCGGAGCCATTCACCGAGTCGGCAACTCCCCATTCTGGCAGCTTAAGTTCTACCACCCCAGCGACCGGAAGCGGAAGCGGGTCAGCCTCGGCACCGAAGACCTTGCGCTGGCCAAGGTCAAAGCCAAGGTCATCCTCGATGACACCGCGGCCAAGGGGATCGCCGCCCTGCGCGATCACGCGCTGCGCGACAACTCGGAGACTATTGGTGCGGCGATCCGTCATTACGAGATGGTCAGCAAGATCAATAGCCGCCACGAGAATGTCAATTGCATGCTCCGGTTCCTGCGCGTCGCGCTCGGCACCGACGACGTCGAGGCCATCAAGGCCAAGCCGCTCTCGATCCTGACGACCGCGCTCATCTCGAAGTACCAGCGCAACTACAAAGGCAGTCCGTACTCCGTCCGTACAAACCTCGCCTCGACGCGCTCGATCTTCGCACACTCCCTCGAATGGGAGGGCTTCGAGCTGCCGGACAACATCGCCACGTTCTGCGCGGCCACGACCGGCATGAAGGCGCCGGTCAGCACGTTCGTCCGTATCTCGCCGGACATCCTCGAAAAGATGGACGCTTCGAGCAAGGGCATGGGCGGGTCCGTCCGCCGCGCGTATTTACTAACTCGATACCTCGGCATGACCCCCTCGGAGTGCGGCGCCGCCCGCAAGAGCTGGATCGAGGACCGCGAGGACCGGAAGGTCATCGTCATCATCGAGCGGCCGGAGGAGAACGTCACACTCAAGACCGGCCACAATCGCGGCCGCGTCATGTCCCTACCGGAGTGGATGTCCGCGGAGCTGCTCGCGGTCGAGGGCGACCACCTGATCACCGGCAAGACCTTCGAGGCGCGGAAGCGATTCATGGAGCGGCTGTTCAATGCGTGGGTCCGCGAGTTCATCCCCGACCGGCGCTCGGCTGCCTACGAGCTGCGACGTCAGGCCGGTTCCGACATGCTCAACGCGACCGGCAAGATCTCGCTGGTGCAGCACATGCTCGGCCACACCAGCCCCCAGACGACCGCTAGGTTTTACGCGGTGTACGACCGCGAGGTGGACGTGGCGTCAGTCTGGGATGTTCCACGTTGAGGTTGATGTGGCGTCATTCTCGGATATGTACACCAATTAGACATGTCCGCGGGACGTGTCGAAGAATCGCCGAAATTTAGACATATGCCGCTTCCATGCGGCAAATGTGCGCCTCAATCTCCGCAACTTCTTCGGCGTATGGCAGGACATCGAGGTCCGCGCAGGCGTTGCGCACACAGCCGTCGCTCAGGCACTGGCGCCGCATCATCGAGAACAGCTCTGGCGAGTCGAACACGCGACCGGCGAGGCGTAGGCCGGACCATGGGAAGGTGCCGGTGGCGAAGTAGTCGTGGCGGGTCATCCGTTGTTGGGGTGGCTGGCGTGAACTAGCAAGGCGTTTAGGATGCCCCGCTTGGTCGGCCTGACCTCGATTTCAAAGATGTCTGCGTCTGCGAAACTATCGCCTTCGCTCATATCGAAAAAGGTTTTCTTCGCTCGCTCCGCTTCGGCCCTGCTTGTCGTGTAAGTGTATCCTTGGTGTCCGTCGCCTTCAGTCGTGGACACTTTGTAGTATTTGAACGATTTCATGTGGTGTGTTTGTGTTTGGGTTGGGTGAAAGTTTCAAGGGTTAACGGCAAGCGGCTGCGGCGGCTTCGGCTGCGTGGCGCTGTACCAATGCGTGTACCTCGGCACGCGCAGCAGCAGCCTAGACGGCACGCGGGAGCCGGAGGGATACAGCGCCTCCTCGAAGTTCTGAGTATCGTGAGGGACGTACGCCTGTATGCGTGTCGGCCGCTCCCAGTTGCCAAACTTATCCGCAACGACCTTGAGCTGCAGCGGTGTGGTGCCGACGTACTCCGCGTTCATGTAGATGATGGCGCCGGTCGGCAGGCTACGGATGTCGATCGTGAGCACCGGCAGCGCCTGCTCGGTGTTGTAGTAGTTAGGCGTGGCCGCGCAACCGGCTAAGGCCAGCGCGAGGATGGCGAGCGGTCTCATGCGACCTCCTCGATGGGCAGCATCAGTTGCGGGTTGAGGGTGGTCATTTTCCGAATGCCTTGCGCACGCTGCGCTCGGTGATCTTGTAAATGATCTCTTTGTGGCGGTCGCTGACGCCATCGAGAGCAAGCGGCGCAATTGATCGACGGCGAAATCCTTGGACTGCTCGAACGGCAGATGACCGGCGCCGTGGCAGATGCCGTGGAACTGATTCCAATCGACTTGGTATCCATGCAGCGCCAGCACGCCGTCCGGCAGTTTCTGTAGCGACCCGCACAGTTGGCAGGTTTGGTAGTGTGTTGCTTTGGTTTTCATTACAGTGCGGACATTACCGGACTTTTGCGGACAGCGCAAGGGAAAAATTTAGACCTCTACTAACAGGCTAAAAATCACCCTTCCGACAGAAATTGCTTCAGCTTTTCCTGCGTCCGGCGCAATTGGCCGACCGTGGCGTCGCGGAACTGTGGTGTCAGCGGACCTCCGAATGCCTCCTCGCAATCTAGGAAGAACTCGATGGCCATCTGGACATACCGGTTGTTGCTGACGCGATGTGCTGGCGCCGCTCGGTTGAGCCGCGCGTGTGTTTTGGGCAGCAGCGAGACGGTGACCTTTTTGCCGTCACGACGTGCCGCCGCTTTTGTTGTTGGTTTCATTAGTCCGCAAACGTCCGCCCTCGTCCGCAACAAGTCAACAACTACCGACACGCTGCATATGGGGTGTTCACCCCATGACGCACCACCCCAAAAAACACGCTTGCCATTTGTCCGCACTTGTCCGATAACACCGGACATGCAAGACACCACACCCGCACTTGTCCTGACCGTTACCGAAGCGGCCAAAGCCGTCCGCTGCCGCCGCACCGTCCTCGAAGACTTCATCCGCTCCGGCGAACTCACCGCGTTCAGCGTGGGCGGACAGCGAGGGACGCGCATCTCACACCGTGCACTCGAAGCCTTCATGACCAAGCGCGCCCTACGCACCAAGTAACTTTATGACAAACACACCCACCATGCTCGAAGTACTGAGCTACCTCACCGACAGCACGTTCATGTCCGCCGTGGCGCTGACGCTCGCTGTCTTCGTCGCGCTCGAAGCCATCAACCGCATCGGAGGTCGGTCATGATCGACATGAGCTACTACCAGCAGGAGATGTGCGAGTGCGGAGATCCTGAGTGTCTCGGCTCGACGCACGTCGCCGCGGCGATGGTGCAGACGCTGCCGGTCCTGCGCGCTCCCATGCAACGACTGCTCAACGAGCGCGACGAGGCCCGCCGAATGTGCGAGGTGCTGGCCGCGGCGCTGCCCGACTTAGCCCACGTCACGACCTCGCCCAAAGCGATGGCCGCGGCAAGCAACGAGATGCACACCGCGCTGATCGCCTATGTGAAGCTGCGCAAGGACTGGGATGAAGGGAGCGCGAAGTGAGCGACGCCGAACGCATTCAACAGCTCGAAGCGCAGTTGCGCAATACGGAACACCAGCTCACAGCCTACCGCGACAAGATCGACAAGGATGACCTCATCCGGTGCCTGCGCGCATCCCGCGACAGCTACCTGAGCGAGACCATCCGGCTGAAGGATACCATCGCCGAGCTGCATCAGGAAAACGACGGACTGCGCGACGACAACATGAACCTGAGTGCAATGACTAAGGGCGCGTACAAGCGGATGTTCGACATGCAGCGCGAAAGGCGGGAGCGCATGGAGGTTGCAGCATGACGACCGCGCACCGCCTCACCCACCGCGCGAAAGCGTTCAGCCTTGAGACCTACGAGAGCAACTCACGCTGGCGCTCGAACGCCGCCATGGCCATGGACCGCGTGAGCGACGGCACTGAGATCCTTGCCGACCTCGTAGACCATGTTTCGCGCGCCTTCCGCAAAGGACGCGCGTCCGCTCACCTCACCCGCAAAGAAGCCTACC